CCAGCGTTTCGCCAGTTCTGCCACGGTATATACCGCATCCATTAGGTTCACCTCCTCAACCTGTCAGCGCATCATCAATGGCTCGGCCAGTTCGTTTACCGAATAAATTGTCTGCATCATTCCTCCTTTTTCTCTATGCCACTAATTCTGTGTAATGTTCGTATCCAATCCTGCTCTGACATTTTTATTCCGCCTTTTGGCAAAAACTCTTGAGCTTTTTCGTTTAATGGAACCGGTTTATACCAGCTATAATCATCTGCATATCTGCACCCAATTACTGCTACGTTGGCGGCGTTTCCCAAACCTATCAATGCTTCGTATGATTTGTTTCGCCGACCATCGAACACTGTGTGCTGGGTTGGTGCATGTTCGTTCTTATACTCCACAAGAGCGTAGGCTTTTCCTTGGTTATACTCAATTAACAGAAAGTCGATATCAATTGCTGGGCAATCCCAGCCCCATAACCGGTGGCGTTTAGACAATCCCTCGTCACGCCAGCTGGTTCGTTCCTGCTTTACTTCCGGCAAGTTTATACGCCTCCTTTATCCGCTCTCTCGCTTTCTCTACGTTTGCAGATTCAATGTCCGTACCGATGAATTTGCGACCCATGCTGACCGCCGCCACGCCTGTTGTTCCGCCACCTAAAAACGGGTCTAATATTACGTCGCCCGGATTTGTGAACCTTTGGATGATGTCCGTCATTCCGCTTACTGACTGTCCCCATTCGTGGAAGCGTTTGTCATTATCATTGACGGAACTTTTTAACACATCGCCAACATAGTCTCCGGTATACGTTCCCTTAACGAACCACAGCACCGGTTTCCAAAAAGTGTTCACCCGCTTCTGAAACAACCTTGGAGACTGCCCGCCCGGAGTGAGATATGTCAAGCACCAATGGTAAGTCAAACTACTGCACATTGCCCTTATCACTTCCGGCAGATAGGACTGACCACACATTACCAACAACGAACCGCCGGCCTTCAGTGTTCTTCCCGCAACTATGGCAAGGTCGTAATATAGCGGTATAAATTCCTTTGAGTAAGGCGGGTCGGTGATAACAAAATCAACGCTTTCGTCTGCGATCTGAGGCAGTCCGTCCGTAACATCTGCGGTAAATACGTTGCAAGCATCTTGTGGCATTTCATCCGCCAGCACGTACTGTTTACGTTGTGCCTTTTCTTCTTTCGCCTCGGTTCGCCTGATAGTTTGGTATGCTTGGTTGATGGAGATTTTTCCGCTCTGCACATCAGCCTTTACCTTTGGCGTGGCTTTGGCTTCGATTTTTTCCACCTTTGCTATCGTGTCATGTGATACGCCAGCGACTTTGGCAAGTTCGTCTCTTGTTTTAGCTTGTGCAGATTTCTGCACAACTTCACCTCGACCACCCTGTGACTGCCGTTCTTTCGCCTTTTCTGCAATAACCGGCTTCAGTCTTAATGCCAAAATGCTTCTGTCATACGCCGACAGATTGCGCCGTCCAAACTGATTTAGAATTATCCAGCGAATTACATCGGCTCTGCTGTCAAACTGCATTTCTACAGTCTTGTATGGCAGGTTATGTCTTTTCGCTATAGAGTACCGGTTGTGTCCGTCAATCAGTATGCCGTTCCACGTAACCAACGCATCTCGGATGCCTTCCTGCAGTATGTTCTGCTCCAGCTGGTTAAATTCGTCAGCTGACAGTGGCGGTATCAACCTTTGAAATTCGTTATCGATTACCAATTTGTTGCCTCTCTTGTTCAATTACTTTGAACTTTCAGATTAAAAAAATAAGACGGGATATCGCAGTCTGCAATTTCTAACACCTGACAAGCCTGAACGATTTCTGTCTGCTTGAACGGAATTTTTCCATTCAGCTTCAGCGAACATGTCCGTTCAGAAATATTCATGGCGTTCGCAAACTTTGCCTGCGTTCCCATCTTTTCCGTAATGCGTCCCAACAGTTTACTGTAATCGTAACTCAATTTTCTGCCTCCCTTCGTTTTTGTTTTCTGTTCAACGTCCTTGAACAATTAGAATATACCATAAGATTTTGTGGCGGTCAATAGTAAAATTCAATATTTTTGAACATCGGTAACGTTTTCTTGAACTTTTGATAAAAACAAGATATAATAGAAGCACTCACGGAGGTATAATATTATGGAGAAGATAGCATCAGGGAAGGTCACGACAACTGCAGAGAGGCTCAAAGAGATACTGAGAATAAAAGGATGGAAACAAGTTGATATTGTTAATGCAGCCCAACCGTTCTGTGAAAGGTATGGTATCAAGCTCGGCAGAAATGATGTTAGCCAGTATATTTCCGGCAAGGTTGAACCAAATCAGCACAAATTGACGATAATGGCATTGGCGTTAAACGTATCGGAAGTATGGTTAATGGGATATGATCAGCCAATGGAAAGAAGTTCGGAATTAGGCGCAATACAGGCAAGGCTGGAAGAATACGCCTACTTGTATAGTCAGCTATCGGAAGAAGAACAAAAGGCCGTTCTCGCTTGGTTGCGAACTATGGCGCACGGTAAACAATAGGAGGAAAAAATCATGAAATACACCGCTCATTACAGACGAAAAAACAATTCTTGGCAAGTTATTATTTCGTGGAAAGACTCTTCCGGCAAATGGCACCAAAAGTCCCGGCAGGGATTCCAACGCAAGTCCGATGCAAAAGAGGCCGAAGCGGAGTTGTTGGCACAAATAAAAAAAGCGCCTCGGCCTGTTGACCGAAGCATCAGCGATATTACTCTTGTTGAATTTTGTAAGGAATATCTGAAGTTAAGGAAATCAATTACCCAAGGAACCAAACATAACTATATTAATGCCGTAGATGCCCTCCGTGACGTGGCAAAGAAGCCCATGCGCATGATTACATATCTTGATGTTCAAACGGCTGTCAGCGGCTGGAATATAGCGCCTGTGACACAGAAGCAATATTTAAGTAAGCTGGCAATTCTATTCCGGGCAGCGGTTAAGCCTTACGGAATTATCTTCACCAATTTCATCCCGGATATTGAGATTCCTAAAGCTAAAGGTACACCAGAGCGGTTGACGGTATCAGAGGAGCAGTTCCGGAAGCTGATGACCAACACAAAGGATGATATCAAGCTGGCTCTTGCCATATGTTATTACACCGGTCTACGTCGTGGTGAATTGCTGGGCCTGACATGGCCGGATATTAGCAAGCAATCTATCACCATTAATAAACAATTGGATACAAAGCATTTCGGCTATATGGATCCGAAAACCAAAAACGGATTTCGTACCATCCCGATCCCCGGAGTACTGGCCAAAATGTTAACCCAATATAAGAATAGCCATCCTCTGGATATTCATCGCCGGCTGTTTTCTCGTCCTTACGGAACTTACTATGGCATGAAGCAGGCTATAAAAAAAATCGATCGCCGATTATCGCCGCATTGTTTACGACATACCTATGCTACTACCCTATTGGCCAAAGGTGTAGATATTCGTACTGTGGCGGCGCTGATGGGTGACAACGCACAGACAGTAATTAAGACTTATATCCATTATTCTGACGACATGAGACGGGCGGCCGCAGATGACATCGAAAAAATTTTCGCGGAGAATTTTTGACGATTTCTTTTGACGATTTCGCAAAAACGTGTCAACCATGCGGTTTATTGACCCTATTATCAATTCGTGGTATAAATTAAGCCGGGGCAACTTTCAGTCACTCTCTGTAACAGAAACCCCATAAACACTACATTCGTGGAATTATCGTTTCACTATCAGAGACAATATTCCACGATATTTTTTTGACGAATTTTTGACGGATAAAAAAATAAACGTGCAAGCCGTTCCGGGGAGCCTGCACGTTTTTTTGATGCGTTACCAATGTAACACTATATTAAGTTTATCACTATTTCACTGCCAATGCAATGGCCAGACAGGCTGCAGCTGCCGCCCATCCGTTGCGCTGGGCTTTAATTCTTAACCGGGTGCGCTTGGCCTCTGTTGCGTACTCGGCCAAGGATTTGTTGGCATTCATCAATAAGTCCTGCTGCGTCTCCGACTGCCGCCTCAGTAATTGCAACTGATTCACTAACGTGCTGGATTCCTGCCTCAACACGTGCAGCTCCCGTTTCTGCGTTGCCAATTCCCTCTGTAAGCTCTCGTTGATTGACCGCAGCTGTGCCAAGTTGTTCTCCAACGTGGCCAACTCCGTCTCCGTGATCTGGTACACCGGTTCCGGCGTTCCGGAGGCCGAGGCCGTAGCCGGCGCAAAAAATAGCCACCAACACAATAACAGCGACAAGAATAGCAAAAGCAGTTTTTTTGTTTTGAGGTCGAAATCCTGAAACATCATACATCATATCCCTCCACAACCGTTAACGCTACATCATTCCCACTGTCAATAATCATCTGGGCCAGCTCCACACCGTCCCGGTTCTGCATCCGGAGACAGCCATAAGTCGGAACCCAGCCCTGGTAATCAGCGTACGGATCCGGAAGGCCGGACCCGCCTCCATGAATATCCCGGCCCCGGGGATCACCGGAAGTGATGTAAAAGTTTCCGTATGCCGGGCCGTATTTGCCGTTGGTGATTTCTGCGTACACATGGGTATACAGGCCGTTAGGCAGGGAACCTCTCGGATCACCGCTGGCATTGTACCCGGGGACAAAATCATCCCGGCATTCCCACTGGCCAACTACCTTGTATTCCTCGTTCATGGCGTAGATGGTCTGCTTCCGTCTCTGAAACTGTATCTCTTTGATCACTTTATCCCTTCTTTCTTTTTCTGCAACAAGCTCCGTATCTCGCCTGCTATCTTAATGCCAGCACTATCAAGGTTTTCACATATCGAAATGCCCTCCGTAATGGAAAGTACGCAACAAACGATGACTAATGCAGGCTGAATCGGTGAATGGCTAATTTTTAAAACCAAATCAATTAAAAATCCAGTGATGAGAAGCAATGAATAAATAATGGTCTTTGAGCAGAAGCCGTCACGCAGGGCATAACTGTCAACATACCGCCAATGGTGTGCCTGCCATATGTAACGAATATAGGTAAGCAACGAACCACGCTTTTCAACTATTTTTTTATCGTAAGTGGCTTTATAGAGTAACGATGCTTGAAAGATACAGGCGGTAAATATATCTATGATTTCCAGCAACATCAGCAATAAGAAAATCGTGCCAATGTCCAACAATGTTGCCCCTACTGCACTTGCCGCCAACTTTTCAATGCCCTTATCAGTGACGGATTTTAATGTTTGTTGTACGTTAATCTTTGAAAGCACTTCATGTAATATGTCTTTCATTTATTCTCCTAACAAAAAAGGACGGCTTTATACCGCCCTTTATTCTTCCAACAACCGCCTTACTTCTTCTCTCCAGCGTTCAGGTACATCATAAATAGAAATCTTGCCTGCTTTCACAAGCCTACAATACACTCTTGCCATTATTCCACCCCCACAACAATATCCGCTAATTCAACCAATGCCATAGCCTGCTCGTCAAGCTGGGTACGCAGGTCAGCGTTTTCCTGCTCCAATTCTGCAATACGTTCCTTATCGGCTTTCTTTTTGGTTTCATCAACCTTGTTAGCACGTTTTAAGCGTTCTCTGATATTATCCATTCGATACCGCCTCCTGCAAGTTAATCATGTATTCTTCCGTAGATGGTACAGGGATTCTGTAATCATCGCCACTCGCATTTGGGAAAGTCAAACTTCCACCACTCTCGACAGAGATTAGATTGTCATCGGTTAAGTATTCGCTGATGTCGATTTCCTGCGGAGTGGCTAATTCGTAGTACAGATATACGCCACTCAAAGATGCTTTTAAATCCGCAACTTGAGAAGCAGAATAATTGGAATCACGAATATTAACACTTCCATTTGTATATAACGCCATTGCTGGAGTGTTTGGATTTTGTTGTAACGAATTTATAGATGTTGCGACATATCGCTCGTTAACGAAATTACCAATCGAACTAGTGCCACTTGCTTTATATTGTGGGAATGGGCCTGAATAAAAAGCTGGTGCACCAAAATAATCTGCACTAACAAAATAATTAAAACTTCCTAAATCAACTCTCTCCACACGCTTTACGAACACTTTTCTTTCGTAGTCAATGTAATTATACACACTTCCTGCACTCCACCCATAACCTTCTAACGCTTGTACTTCGGCAGGAATGGGATATTCGTTTGTGAATGGTGCGGAATATGTGGTTGCCGTTGCATTATGCTCAACTTGGATATTTGAATATGTGCAAGCAATATTTGTCGCATTAGCACCTAATGTCAATAAACCCACAACGGCATTTGATGGTGCTGTTTCTGTTGATGCCGAAGCAATACCACCCTTGCCGCTGATTCTTGTTCCATTGTTGTCATACCATGATATGCCAGCAAACGCACTCGTACCCGTTACTTGTGCCGTGTAAGATATGGTATATTTTTCACCACCAACACACTCAAAAGGAATGCCACACGCATAATATGTTCCCAACAGCCTTGTTACTGTAAGCGTGTTTTCACCTGCAACAACAGAAGCGGAGGGAGCATTGTAATTGTTGATATAATCAATACCAACGATATACTTACCAATAGGGAAGATGCGTTTGGTGGCATTACTTGTTGCGGTATTGCTCGGTACTCCTGCACCACCACTAAAGTCAGCAAGATTCTTCCCTTTAGATACTACTTCTGTCACTCCAGCACTCAATAATTCACCGCTATTGTATTCGTAGTAGTCAGCAGGAAACATTTCACGGAATTGCTCTACTGTTGTGGGTTCGTTGCCACTGCCATAGA